TAATAATATTATATCACACTTATCAGGCTTGACAAGTAGTGATTCTATGAGTAGACTAACTCTGTCAAGGGTGATGAGACAAATTAGCTTTCATTAAAAAGCTTCTCTAGAGAAGCTCTTGCATCTTTGACACTTGACACATAACCCATTTCCTTAGTGATCTTGTTGGGTTTAGGCATCTTGATATTGTAGTAGTAAGCCATTGCAAATCTGGTATACGTGTGTGCAATGTCTTCATCAAAGATTTCACTGATAGTGAGCACTTTGTCCATTCTCACTATATATGTGGTTTCTCTACCAGATTTGATCCAAGGTTCTACCTTGACAATGTTGACATTCATTCTTCTAGAAGAAGAACTATTCATCATTGCTGGACATTCTATAACGATTTGATCGTCTTCTAACTCAGTGACCTTTGCTACTATCTCTTCTCCTGAGACTAACTTAACAACGGCGAGGAACTCTTCTGACATGTTTTTAATGGAATGTTGAGTATTTCATAATTAAAGTTCTCTTCATTGTAAATTTTCACTCTCTCCATCAGATGATTCAGAGTATAATTTTTTGAAGAATTGTATGTAATGTCATCAGCGATATCGAATAGAGTGGCTTTAACCTTATTATCCCCCTTTCTAAGGACTCGTCCTATACTCTGTAAATTTCTAACTCTGGATTTGCTTGGTGAAGCAAAGATGACGTTGTGTAATCGTTTGATATTAATACCAGTTGAGAATGTTCCGTATGATGCAATGATAATTGCGTTCTCTTCCTGTTCTGTGATGGAACGAACTAGTTCCCTATCCTCAGTATCAACACCACCGTGAACGAAGAAACACCTTCTAGTTTCTTCCTTGTACTTATTTATTAAGTCAAATAATAACGCACCATGAGCTTCCACTCGACTGTATAAGACAAGTGTGTTACCCTTTTGATCTAATGCTAGATTTTTGATAAAGTTATTTCTCTGATTGTGACCGATAAGATATTGAATTTCATCCTCATACTTTTCAAATTTTTGTGGTGGATGTTTGAGTGTAAGGATTTTGATATTCAGTTTCGACAGATATCCTTTAGTCATCAGATCATCAGTGCTGATGATTTTATACGATGGTCCGAAGAGTCCTTCCAATACCCACTTATGAGTTTGTGTTCCGTCCAGTGTTCCTGTAAAACCAAACCGATACTTGCAGTCCAACAGTTTGGTCATGATACCAACCAGAGACTTGGACTTGAACAGGTGAGCTTCATCACCAATCACAACATCAAATCTTTCAAAGAAAGACTTCTCTAGTTTGTAGATCGATTGCCATGTTGTAATGACAACTGGTTGATCTGTGGTTTTCTCACGACCAGAGTAGATCTTGTGACAATACCTATCTGCATCCCAACCATAGTCTTGGAAGTCCTTATGCATTTGTTCTACCAATGATGTGGTAGGAACAACAATCAGAATATTTTTGTCTTTGTTTTCAAAGTATCTCACCAGAGAGTAAATCATCAAAGACTTACCAGAAGCTGTCGGTGAGATCAGAAGTTTACGATTGTGTCTTAGTGCATCATATACACCTTTAATTTGATATCCACGGGGTTTGTGTACAGAAATACTTTTCATGTAGTCTGCAACCCCTTCTGGCGACACTAGGGCGTTCTCTTCAATTGGTAATCCATAGAACTTATTTCCTTCAAACTCGTATGTGTATCCCTGTCGATTGCAAAAGGAAATAACCTTATCAATCAGACCGACATAGAGTTCGTTCTTTCTAGAATCAAACAGTCGAATCTTTCCATCCCAATACTTATTTCGATATTGAGGCATGAACTTTGCCCCTGGAACATCGAAAGTAAAGTAATCGGATAATTCGTGATAAACGTGTGGTTCGGCTTCTATCGTGATATAGACTTCATTCTTTTTCTTGATGATCAAATGAGACATTCATATATCTTCAGTTAAAGATATTTAGTCTAGTTTATTCTGCTTTGCACCTCTTGCCATTCTATCAGCAATCGTTCTCTTAAGAGCGGCAGATCTTTGAGTTGCTGGATTTGCTCTTGCTGATGCAGCCGCTGCTCTATCAGCAGCGGTGCCCATTGTATCTCTAATCTCTCTATCAATCTCTTTTTCTAACGCTGCTTGTCTTTCGGGTTGAGCTTCTTTTGCCTTTTGTCTCTGCTGAGCTCTCATCCTATCTCTATAACTTGCCTTAGGTTGTTTACCCGTAGGCCTCTGAACATTCTTTCCTCTAGGTTTCGCTGTGCCACCTTGTCCATAATCAGCAGGTTGTGATCTTCCACCTTGTCCCTGTTTTGTTGCCTGATGAATCATTCCACCAAGACCAACTGCCGCAGCTGCACCACCAAGAATCTTAGGAACCAATGGTGCCAATAAAGGTGCAGCCAATGGAACTGCTTCGGTTAAATCTTTTTTGAAACGAGCGTAGGATTTCATTCTTGAACTTTATACTTGTATTCCAACACTATCCTATATAGGAAATCTTTCATCGCTGTCAGTCTCTGTTGTTCCAATGGACGACCTCCTGGCCATACATCAATGGCACTGCAGACGGCACGATACAGAGTATGAACATCTGTGATGTCTAGTTCCAATTCAACGTATGGAACGTCCTCATCATCACCTTCCCATGATCCTTCATATTCATAATCCATTAGTTATACCCCGCTTGGAACTTGTGCCATTCGATAGAATTCTTGATTTGATAAGTGCGATTTGAAACCTGTTTGAGAATACTATCAAGATAACTAATCATCGTATCGTAATACTGAATTTTCATTGATGCTTCTGAAAGTTTTTCATCTGCATCAAGATACTTTTGCATTGTGTCTTTGTCGCGAATCTTTTTGGGAAAAGGATTTTCAACGTAGACATCAGGGTCAGCTTTTCCTGAGAAGTATTCATATCGATCATGTCGAATGTTCTTCTTCAGTTGTTCAGCTTTTGCACGTAGAAGAATCAAGTTGTTCATCATCTCATGATACTTAGAATGAAGTTGAGGAACTTTCAGTGATTCTTCGTGGAGATTATCAATATCGATTTTGGAATCTTCTTCCCACATCGACTGAATCATATCAAGGTTTAGAATCATCTAGGATCGCCAATGGTTGGTTTGTTATCTAGTCTAACACCATTTCGATCAGTTATCTCATATATGGTATACTTGAAACTGACTTGTGCGGTGAAGAACGAGTAGTCTCTATCACTCACATCAAACTCAAGGGTAGAGAGAGATGTTGGAAAGACATCCTTGAATTTGACAAGAATGTTTGGTTGATAATTGCTGTTTAGAATTTGTAGTGTCGCATCAGAAGACTCAAAGTATCTTGGATCTGTTCTATCAACATCATTGATAACAGAGTATGGATCTTCTGATTTGAGAGTGTTGTATTGTTCAATGGACTCTGGATATCCAAGACCAGTAATCCACTTATAGATTTGGAGATAGTTCTCCATGTTCTCATCAATCAAGAATCTAAGATTCAGATCATCATAAAGAACCTTGTCACCAGGAACTGCAATGTCCTTCAGGTAACTGGCTTGCACTGCAGTTCCCATACTGATCGAGGGAATATTTGCAGATTGGCACATAAAGTCAACCTTCGGTGCCTTTGAAAGGATAAATTTGAACCCGACAGGAGACATGTAGTTCCTGTTGGATATTTGTTTCGCAAAGGGAGATTGACTCATGAGAGTTTTATTTGTATTTAGATAAAAAAAGAGGGGTCCGAAGACCCCTCTGCACTTCCTTCACACGGAGTGAAAGTATATCACATAAGGTTGGTAACGGCAACGCGACGATAGTAGCGGTTGCTGTTAACGGTAAGAGTACCGTTACCCTGGGTTGTACCCTGGGAGAATGGGTTCTCGACCATACCATAACGAGTCTTAAAGCCAATTTTTGGCTGGAAGGTGTTCTCGCCGACGGCGCGTACCATCTGCAGAGGTACGTATGGGCAGTAGAAGAGACCAGCGTCATAAGGGGAAGCACCCTTATAACCGATGACGTAGTACTGAGTTGCAGCACTGTTGGCAGCATATGGGTCAATGTAGACTCTATACTTACCATTGATTACACCAGCGAAGGTGTTACCAGTGTCATCAACGTTGAGGTTTGCGTTGAGAGCAGGGGTGTAGTCCAGAACACCAGCCATGGTCAGTGCAGAAGCAACGTCTGCAGAACACATGATGATGTTGCCCTTCCCTCTACGAGTTCTCTGGGCGATTGCGTTCGCATCTCTTTCGATCTGGAACAGGAGACCCTTGAACTTCTCAACAGACCAACGACCGTTGGAGTCAACGTCGAGGTTGAAAGTACCAGCCTGAGCGGTGTTGACCTGAGCACCAGTCTCAGCAACTTTGTAGATGGTACGGATGACTTCGCGGTTGATCTCAGCAAGAATCTCAGTAGAGAGAATGTTTGCGAGTTCAGCCTCAGCGTTCAGACCGTGAATTGCCTTCAGGTCCTGAGCCAGTTCCATCGAGTACTCAGCTTTCAGAGCACGGGACTTGGCGGTAACGGTGACCTTCTCGATCGAGAAAGCCATTTCGTTGAACTGGTTATCGCCAACACCCAGACCTTCAGCGTCGTCTGTACGCATACCCTGACCTACGCTGTAGGCAGCTTGGGTTGCGGTGGTGGAAGGATTCAGAGCACCTGGGTTAGTACCAGTCTGAGAGGTGCTACCAAGACCAGTAGCGCCGTTAACGAATCCATCAGTCTGCGAGAAGGACGAAGACTGACCTGCGAATGCAGAATCTGGCTCGTTGAACAGAGCTTCAGTACCCAGTCTACGGTCGGCGTTGGTTCCGTCAACATAACGGGAACGCATCGCGAAGATGAGTCCAGTAGGAGCGTTCATTGGTTGAACGCCAGCCAGGTCATATGCGACCAGGTTAGGCATGGAGCGTCTGATCAGGGAGATCAGAACAGGGTCGAAACCAGCAACAGGGCCGGTTGCGGTGGCGGATCCAGTGTATCCACCGTTGCCGACGCTCATAGTAGGAGCTTCGGACAGGAATGCTTTTTCTTCAGAGAGGAATCTCTCTTGGTTCTCCAGGAGTTGGGCGGTTACTGCGCGACGATGGGAATCCTTAATTGGATCAAGACCATCATGCTCAAGAAGGGGTGCCCACTTCTCCTGCAGATGTTCGGCATTGAACATTTGCGTTTACCTAATGAATGTGTACGTTTGTTATGTTAATAAAGTTGAGATCACTTCTGAACTGATCTGGAAAGTACCTGCATGTAAGCGGCCATCGACCCAGTAACATCTTGGTCGGTGCTTTCGGTCAGGACTTCAGATTCACTTCTCTTAGGAGAAGACTTGAAATACGACTCTTTCAGAGTCTCAAGCTTGTCCTTATAAGACTCTTCACTCTCAAACTCTACACCCTCAGCAAGGGAAGCGAGCTTGTCTTTCTGAACGGTCGTCAGACCTTCAGCGACATCGGAAAGGATACCACCAGCAGTTGCCTCAGAGAGACGCTTGTTGATCGAAATATTCTTCTCAATTTGCTCGTTGAGTTTTGTCTCCATGTCATCTAACTTGTCTACCATAGACTCAACAACATCATATTTCTCTTCAGGGATAGTTACATAATGATTTTCAAAAAGACCCTTCATTCCTTCAAGGAACGATTCGGTCATTTCGGTTCTGAGACCATGCTCGACTGCGATTGCATTTTCGGTGATCCACTCGTCAGCGACGTACTCCAGATAGGAGTCAACACGCTCGACCAGTTCTCCCTTCATTGCTTCAACTTCTTCAACAAGTTGAGCTTCGTAGCGAGCTTCGAGGGCCTCTCTGATTTCGGTTACTTTAGACTTCAGAGCAGCCTCGAAAATAGTCTTGGCCTTATCTCTGAACTCTTCGGAGAGTTCTTGTCCACCGAGCAGAGCGTTAACGTCTTCTTCGACATCAACGTCATCGGTGATTTCAGGAAGTTCTTCGGCAACAGTCTCTTCGACTGTCTCCTCTACGACTTCCTCTTCTGTAGCTTCGTCTTCAGCGATGATTTCGGTCTCTTCAACCTCAGCCTCTTCTTTCGAAAGGGCGCCCTTTACGGACTTGAGATTTTTGGCATGACCGCCTTCACCACTTGGGTCCTTAAGTTTTGCACTATCGTCATCGGGACGATAGTTTTCTGGAGTAGGACCGCCGAGATCTTCATAACTTACACCAGCCATAGTCTGCATAGGCTCAGCAGGTGCAGCACCTCTGGTCACGGCGTTCTCCATTTCTTGTAAATTCCTCTTACGGGACATCTGAACTCTCCGATTTAACCTTGTAATTAAACTATATTTATTTATAAATTAGAGATTTGCTAAGAAATCCTGGAACAGACCTAATTTCTGTTCGTCAAGTTGCTTTTGATCTACAAGAGTGTTGATTCTCTTATAGGTTTTTTCTGCATATCTTTCACGAAGAATGCCACCATCCCAAACCCACTCTTTACCTTCCATAATGCCATTGACAAATGCATCAGGTGCAGATGGGTCAGCAACGATATCAGCAGCAGTTGCGAGAGTAAAATCTTCTCCAACTACACTGTATCCTTCGCTGCACTTATTTAGTGAACCAACACCGCGAGAAGATACACCTAACTTAACTCCCTCTCCAAGGAGAGACTTAGCGATGTTACCCATAGGGGTGGAAAGAATTTGTGCCTTTCCAATAAAGTTATTACCCTCTTGACGAAGAGAAGTAATCTTATGAGAAACACGGTCGAGGTTGACAGTAGGACCATCAGGGTGACCGAGTTCACCAAGAGCACGGCCCTTCTGAACGAAGTTTTCGCTATAACGATTTACTTCGTTAGCAAGAGTTTGAATGGGATACATTCTCCCATTGCGATTCTTGATCTCTCCTTGAAGGAATACACCTTCAATAAAGAGATTCTTTTTACCGTTGCGTTGTTCAACGATAACCTCAACGGTTTCGATTTCTTCTCTGATTAGTTTCATTAGCCTACGCCTGAAATTTGTACTTGTTGTGCATACAGTTTGCCAGATCCACTGTCAGTTCTAGCTGCAACAACTAGAGTTTTTCTTGCCTTTGCATCAGTGAAGGATGCATCAGCGGCTGTCAGAGCTCTGCTATCATAATCAATAGTTAATCTCTCAGAGAAATAACCATACGTATTTGCACTGCTGTCTACTGATACTACTTTTCCTGTTGTATTAAAACCAGTAACTCCTGTCACACCAGTGATGGTGAGAACGTCATCTACTACAAATGGATTTCCAGTGCCCTCAGGGAGGTCGATAGTGGTTGAACTACCAGTTGAAATACCAGCAATAGGTGAAGAACCAGGGGTTAATGCAAGAGTTGCAGTGGTTCCTGCAGGAACAAAATAGTTGGCAGTAGTAGCAACAGCAGTAGTTCCAATAGCAACATGAGTGTTTTGCGAAATTGCAACAACTCTCAGAGTATCTGACTGAACAGTAAACTGTGCAGACTGTGCTGATGTGGCTGAAGTATTAAAATTAATACTATCTCCAACTGGTGAATGTGCCATTACTCGTCCTCTTCGGTTTCTAATTCATTGTCAATTTCACCGATTTCATCTGCATCGGTTTCATCATCTTCTTGATCCTGAAGACCAAACATAGCATCTGCTACGTATGGTCTAGCGAATTCAATTCTTTCTGCAGCTTTTTGATATAACGCATTTTTAATTGCATCACTTACTTCAGACGGAGAATCATCCGCAATCATCAAATCCATTAATTCATCCATAGATCAATATGTGTATATCTATGTTTTTATTTATATCTCACCACCTTTGGGTGCCCCTGGAGACTCAGGTGCTTCGATTGGAGCTTCATCAACCTCCATATCTTGGGGAAGATTACCCATACCACCCGCAGATTGCATGGCCATATTTGCCATCATCATCTCCTCTTCAGATGGAGGAATGATTCCAGCTTCTTTTTCTGCAGCGATTTGAACATCCTGTTCAATGATTTCTTGATCAGTCTGACGCAGAACCTTACGACGGACATAATCAACAGAGAAATACTTACCGATATATGGATCTGCACTTGCAAGAATACCAAGTCTTTCTTGCATCAACTCAGCATCCTTCAGTTCTGCAAAGTGATTATCATAAAGATAATCATATTGAATATGATCACTCATGCTGTCCCATTCTTCAGGAGTCACAACGTTCTTGAGAATCAGTTGAGTTCTGAGAATGTCATGGAAGAGATGACTGAATCTCTTTCTCATTCTTCCAACAAACTTACTGAACTTCAGTTCGTCACGCAGAATCTCAGAAGAACGACCGAGACTAAATCCACTATCAATATTTGTTCTAGACTCTGGAACCTGTAAAGAACGATACAGTTTCTTCTGGAAATACTCAACGTCAGTCAGTTCACCAAGGTTTTGTCCACCAGGAAGAGTTGTGATTTCTGTTCCACGACCACCTTCACGACGTGGAAGCCAGAAGTCTTCCATCATAGACATGTATTTCTTGTCATCGCGCATCTCACCAGTCTGTGCATCGTAGGTGAGTTTGTTGCGATAACGACTCATTACCTCTTTGAGATATTGTTCCGCCTTGACTTTTGGAAGATTACCAACGTCAATATAGAAAATACGACGTTCAGGTGCGCGAGACAGACGATAAATGACCAAGGAATCTTCAATCATTCTCAGTTGATTGAGTGCCTTGATCGCCTTGTGAAGATATGAAAGTGTTGTTTTCTTATTCCTATCTACCAAACCAGAGGTGCAATATGCAACAGCATCCTTGGCAATCTTGACAGCCTCAGTTTTCTGAGTTGTGACTGTCACCGATCCGTATGAGTTTTTGGTGTTTCCTGGGTTGTAAATAAAGTATTCTGTGATACCAGGAAAGTCATATTTGGTGGGATCATTATCCACACCAGGACGTTGACTCAGGGCAATTGCACCTGCATTTCCGTCTTTCTTTTGTTCACGAACAAACTTTACTTTCGCCGCATCCATGTAACGAAGTTCCTTGATACCCTCTTCGGGTTTTGCAAGGTCAATCACTTTATGGTAGTAAAGACGACCGTCTACATACCAATTTCTAAAAATTTCATGAGACTTCTTGTCGAAGTCCAACATTTCTTTGATGAACTGAAATTCAGTTCTAATGATATCTTTTACCTTATCACTAGCATTTAAATTAGAAAGTTCAATCTCTACAGGAGAGTCATTTAAGTCAGATACAATAGCTTCACTAATAATATCTTCAATGGCACTGTCCACTTCTGGATGAAGTGCCATGTCGCGATATCGTTTCAGAAGGTCGAATTCAGTTTTGAATACACCTTCAACATCAAGATATTGACCATAAAACCCAGACGCAAGATAGTAGTCTGCCCCATCCTCGTTGTTTTCGGGAATGGGAGAGACTACCGTCTTGGCTGGTTTCTTATATGAATCGTCAATTGAAAAGCCAAAAAGAGAAGCCATTTTATAATTTGGTTATACCCTGTGTATAAAGGTATTTATCAACTTGTCAGATCTGCAGATCCGTCAGTGCCATCTTTGTATGCATCCCACCAGTGGACTTGGAACTGAACCTGGAACTCTTCAATCGCATCAGTCGAACCATAATCCAGAGGAATTGGGCTGACTTGAGTTGGATAAATTCCGTGGAACTTGTATCTTCTCAGAACTGGGATAGCTGCCTCACCATCTTTAGAAACCTTTCTACCGAGTTGGAATACGTTAGCATCACTCTGATAGGTGTTTGGATTGGTTTCTCCAGAATCGAACTCATGGTTGTTGATGGCATTAGACCATCTTTCCATGGCACGACGGATACCGAAATCAACATCGTTGATAATCGTTACAGTCCAAGGATCGAAGGTTCTGTCTCCAGCAACGTGAAGAATACGACCTCTGAAGGCAACAGGGATGTCACCAACATTAGATGCAGGAAGTTCTGCAGCTTTGATCATGAAACGCATCTTCTCAGGTACGTCTCCAGCAGCATCGATGTCAAGACCAGCTGGGAAGTTGAGTTCTACTTCAAATAGATTGGGGCGGGCGCCGCCCCCAACCAACTTACCCTTGAAATCATCAATGGTTCTATCTCTAAATTGAATGGCCATTTTGGGAAAACTCCGTTAGTGTTTTATTTTTGTGATCAAACTCTACCAACTACCTCTTCAAACGCAACGCCCGTTCTGGTAGCAACAAAGGTCAGACCGATGAAGTTGATAGAACGTGCAGGTTTGATGAAGATGTCAGCTTTAAATTCATTAGCATCAATAACGTCAGGAGTGTTATTGGTGTCATCACAGATGACAACGAAGTCGGTGATACCTCTCTTCGCTTGAACATCACGGAGATAAGGTTCAACGATGTTGCGGAAGTTTGCTCTTGTGATGTCATCGTTGAACTCAAACAGTTGAGTTCTAGCGGCAACTTCAATGGTTTGTTCCAGAGTGAGGAACAGACGACGAACGTTGATTCTGTCGAATGCAGAAGCGAACGAAAGAGCAGTCTTATCACCAAAGAGGAGGAATCCACCACCAGGCGAGAAGATAACTGGGTTAACTCTTCTGGTGTAGAGAGTATCTCTCTGAACTTTACTTGGGTTATATGCAAGTTTTACTGTGTTGAGGATCGAACCTCTTTGAGCACCTGCAGGAGAGAACCATGGGAACTGTTCCTGAGATGTTCTTGCCATCAGACCGGCGATGTCACCGTTAAGTGGCATGTATCTGAAGGTGTTATTGAAACGATCGAACTGATACTTATATCCAGAGTCAAAGACTGCGTAGGAAGAAGATGTCAGTGCGTCGAAGAATTGAACAACGTTATCTGTCTGATTCTTAGAACTTGTAACGTCAACAACAGACTCTCTATCTGGAGAAACAACTGCGATACAGTCTTTTCTACCCTCAGCAATAGCAATCAGTTTGTTTGCCTTAGCTTGAGAACCCTGTTTGTCATTAGGAATACCAGGACCGTTGAGGAGGAAGTTTACGGAGTATTCTGCCTCATTCTCAAAGATCTCATAACCACCGATGACATCACCGAGTGTTGTGGTGTAACCACCCTCATTATTGGTTCCACTGTAATCTTTACCAGCGACCAGAGAGTAGAGTTGATTACCCGCAACGTTAAAGGTAACATCCTGAGTTTTTGTACCCCAGACGTTTTCTGTAGAAGTTGCAGTAAATGCAGTCTGGATACCAGAAGCAATCGAACCGTTACCAGTAGAAACACCAACGAAAATATAGTTGGAGTTGTCTGCGATGTAATCCTTGTAGTAAACCTGAGATCCTAAAGAGTTAACAGCGTCTGTTGCCTTAGAAAGGAAAGCGTGTTTCTCAAGAATGGTTCCTGCATTACCAGAGATAGAACCCTTGTCATCAACAACAACTACGTGAAGTTGATCGTTTTCAGAGTTTCTTGCAGCAGAGAAACCACTTGTTCCTGGTTTTTCAGCAACGGACTTCCAGAGGACTTGTCCATTATCCAGTTGAATGTACTGGTTATCATACCAGTCAACTCTTGTAGTTACGGAAGCAACCGTGGAAAGACCAGTAGCAGGAGCTGCAAGAGTCGAAGCGTCTGTGCTGATCGAAACACCAGCAGTTCCTGGTACACCGAATTGTCCAGTGCTAGTTGCAGTACCAACTGCGAATGCGTATGCCCCACCCTCAGTATAAGTTACAGGGAACACTGTTCCTGCAGCAGATACTCTATTCAGAACCTTAACGTCAATTGTGCTGACTCCGATACCAGTGATGATACCTTGCAGATAACCATCATTGATGGATGTCGTTCCGACACCTGCAACTACAGAACTGGTTGCTTGGGTAACAGCAAGACCAACACTTACGTGTGCAGTAGCACCAGCACCGATTGTCAGAATCTGGTCAGCAGCACCATCGATGATGGCAACCTTGAGTCCGTTTGCCCAAGATCCTGGGTTTCTTGCGGCGAGTCTGTAGGAGGAGGTAGACTCGTAATTGTTTTTGTAGTCCTCGTAGGACTTGATCTTCAGAGTTGAAGTCGAAGCAACACCAACAGCACCTACGTTGGCGTTCTTGAGATTGGCTCCATCGATTCTACCGACTCTCAGTATGCCACCATACTGAAGGTAGTTAGCTGCGGTGTACCAGTACTCGTACTGTCTGTCTGAAGAAATAGGTTTACCGAATAAACTAAGTAATTCTTGCTCATTCTCAACGAGAATTGGCTCAAGAACTGGTCCTTGAGAAAAAGGACCGCAAATGGCACCCGTTTGATCGCTGATAGCGTCAATTCTACCAACGGTAAGGTCAACCTCCCTGACCTTTACCCCTGGAGATACTAAGCCGATGTTAGCCATTTAGTAAGTCTCCCTAAAGATGTCTCATATTTCCTAAAAATATTTATAAATTTGAGCGTCTCTGAATGGGGAAATCGCCAATGAACATCACCAATCTGGGTAAGACCAGGATAAATTATCTGTTTTACGACTCTCCTTGATTCTTTTCTTGGTGCAAGTCTTACACTCATAAGAATATGCAGATGGTATATCTCCTCTTGTCTTTCTAGTCTTATAAAATCCTTCAGTCAAATCTTTTGTCTCTCCACAGACACGACAAGTTCTTTGTTGAAAAAGAAGATGTCCAGATTCAAACTGTTCATCTAGATCCATTACCGATAATCCCACATGTAAGAACGATCACCATATTCATCAACGTGCCACCTGTCACCATCGGCATCCACGAATGATTCCTCTTCAGTTCCATCCATGATGAATCCAAACGGAGCCATGTCCTGTTCTATTTGATCTCTCTGATCTTCATATATTCTCTTTCTAACGTCCTGGTCAGTCAACTCCTTGAAGTAGTCTTGTGCAACTAACCATGCATAAATTACCAGACACATTGCAAGGTCATCATTACAACCCTCTTCTGCCTCAAATGAATTACTCTTCTGAATAAAAGTGGTGAGTTCTGAGATGATGTCATAATCATTGAAGATCAACTTGTCATCCT